TGAAGAATCAGAGACTAATACTTGAGCAGTACAGGAAGGCTCAGTACAATCGAAACGTTTGCCTGTACAGCCGTAGAGATACCGAGGCCAAGTATTGGGAGGGGTATGTCAACGCACTTAGTTTAATTTTAGAATTAGAGAAATGAATCCATTAGAACTTGAAGAGAAGATTGTAGCGTGGGCACTTGTCCGTGGAATTACTGATCCCAAAAACGCACCCAAGCAGATGCTTAAGGTGATGGAGGAGGTTGGAGAACTCGCTAGCGCTATCGCCAAAGGAAACGAAGATTCAACTATTGACGCTATCGGTGACGTACTGGTTACCATCATCATCCTTTCATACCAACTCGAACTAAATCCGTGGGAATGCTTGGAGACAGCCTACGAAGAAATCAAGAACCGGAAGGGAAAAACAATTGACGGAGTTTTCATCAAGGAATAATTGTTAACTTTGTTTAATAAATTCAAACGCTATGGGATACTACGATAACCCCGATGCAAAGAGAGTGATTGACTGTGTGCTTCGTCGCAATGCAATTATGTTTGCTAACCTTGGAGCCGACTCGCCAAAAAAGGACTACGAGAAAGCCAAGATAGAAGAGCGGCAACGTCTACGCAAAATCCGCCGATACGATAGCGAGATGATTGATAGACTCATCGCCGAGACTATTGACCACACCGTATAAACGGAACGAAATTGGGACTTGTTGAAGTAGAAGGCTTCGATGACTTTGTCATCAACATCTGCCCCAATGGGAGCGAGGGGGAGATTATTGAGATAGCAGGACTTCGTATCCAGCTCCCCACTCTACCTCCAAAAAACGAAATACTAAACCACGACATCCAGCAAAAAGATCAGGCGTGGAAAAGAAAAGAACTCCCACAAGAGTTGATGCGTATCCGCTCAATGGACGAGTGGGCGGAGATGCCAAAAGAATTCCGTGAAAAATTCACGCCATACATTGAGAATGAATTTAAGCGTAGGGTAGAAGGAGTTTGGTTCTATAACAACGGAGAACCAACATACATAACTGGCCCGCACTATATGATGCTTCAATGGAGCAAGATAGACATAGGCTATCCTTCGTTCCTTGACTTTCAGCGTCAGTTATTCTTGCATCAAAAGGCTTGCGAGGTAGACCCACGTAGCCTTGGACAACTCTACACCAAGTGCCGAAGATCAGGATATACCAATATGAGCGCTTGTCGACTTGTTGACGAGGGGACGCAGGTAAAGGAGAAGTTACTTGGGCTTCAGTCAAAGACTGGTAAGGACGCACAAGAGAACATCTTTATGAAGAAGATTGTAACGATATACCAATCATATCCGTTCTTCTTCAAGCCCATCCAAGACGGTACGACAAACCCACGTATGGAGCTAGCATTCCGTGAGCCATCAAAGCGAATCACAAAGAAGAACAAGACAGCCTCTCGTGGTGAAGCACTCAACACCGTAATCAATTGGAAGAACACGACCAACAATGCATACGATGGTGAAAAACTGCATATGCTTTACTTGGACGAGGCTGGTAAGTGGGAGAAGCCGACCGACATACGTGAAGCTTGGCGCATTGAACGTACGTGTCTTATCGTTGGTAAAAAGGTAATTGGAAAGGCTCTTGTCGGCTCTACTGTAAACCCGATGTCTAAGGGCGGAAAGGAATATAAAGAGTTATGGCAGGACTCTAACCCGCTAGAACGCAACGCCAACGGAAGAACCCGGTCAGGTCTGTATAGAATATTCGTTCCTGCATATGAAGCGCTAGAGGGATTCTTTGACAAGTACGGAAACGCTATTGTTGAAGACCCGGAAAAGCCAGCGATAGGAATAGACAACGAGCCAATATATATCGGAGCAAAGACGTTTCTAAAGAACGAACGTGATGCACTAAAGAACGACCACTCAGAACTAAACGAATACATTCGACAGTTTCCCTTTAGCGAGGACGAAGCGTTCCGTGATAGTATCCAGGGTTCGTTGTTTAACCTCACAAAGATTTACGAGCAGGTACAACATAACGACAATCTCTTTCCTAATCCAGTTGTAACAGGTAACTTTGTTTGGAAGGATGGGCAACAGGATACGGAGGTCTTATGGTCTCCTGATCCTAACGGCAGATTCCGGGTGGCTTGGTTTCCACCTTCGGAAATGCGAAACAAGGTCGTCGAAGAGCGTGGCAAAAAAATGCCTGGGAATCATCTGGTTGGTGTAGGTGGTGTAGACTCCTATGACATTGATGCCACGCTCGACGGCCGAGGTTCTAAGGGTGCCCTCCATATGTACAACAAGTTCAATATGTCCGTGCCGGGCAATATGTTCGTAGTGGAATATGCATCACGCCCCCCGCTAGCACGCATCTTCTACGAGGACGTTCTTATGTGTGCCGTGTTCTACGGATACCCGCTGCTTATAGAAAACAACAAGTACGGCATCGTTAGATACTTTGAAGCACGTGGATACGATGGCTACATAATGGACAGACCACAGCATCTATCTAGCTCATCGTCACAGGTAAACGTAAAGACAAAGGGAATCCCATCAAACTCATCGGACGTAATCCACGCTCACGCCCAAGCGATAGAGGCGTACATCCACGAGCACGTTGGCCTAAACAACGAGAATGGACTAATGGGGGCTATGTACTTCAACAGGACGCTAGAGGACTGGATTGGTTTTAAGGTGGACGACCGAACAAAGTATGACCTTTCTATTAGTTCTGGGCTAGCCCTGCTTGGCGCACAAAAGGTTAAGCAAGAATTAAAGAAGTCCGACTTCACTGAAAAAAAGTTCTTTAGAACCTACAAGTTCAACGCATAGTTTAAGGCAAGCAATGTTGTACGCTAATAATCAGTATATTTGCGTGAACAATTGTTATCTTGCGAAATGTTGGATAATTACACAGAGACAGACAAATACGGCAACTTCCCCGACCCTCTTGCTCCCCAAGAGATTAAGTCTACCACTAGGTACGGCTTGAAGTATGCTAAGGCGATTGAATCGCAGTGGGGACATTCTACCAACGATCAGTCTCTGTATTCCCGGAGAAAGAAAGAGTTTGAAATTAATCGTGACTACGCCAACGGCGTGCAAGACACGAGTAAGTACAAGTCTATCCTAAACTCGCTGGACCCAAACAATGGCGATGGAACGCTGCTAAACCTTGACTGGTCGCCTGTTCCCATCGTTCCTAAGTTCATCCGTATTGTGGTGAACAAGATTCTCTCTGGAGAGCCGTACCCAAACATTGAGGCTATCGACCCCCTTAGCCGCACGGAGAAGGACAAGAAGAAGAACAAGCTCAAGGCACAAATCCTTACTCGTGACTTTCTAAAGAAGGCAAAGAATTTTGGCTTTGAAACCGAGACTGATCCCGATGCTATCCCCGAAACTCTTGAGGAGGCTGAAATCTTTATGGACACCAACGTCAAGATTGAGGCGGAAGTTGCTGCGCAGCTTGCTACATATATGACGCTTGAGTGGAACAACTTCACCGACGGAACATACCGCCGCTGCGTTAACGACCTATGCACTTTGGGAATGGCTGTCACCAAGCGTGACAACGACCCCAATTACGGCATCGTAGAAAACTATGTGGACCCCACGTACTTTATCCACTCGTACACCGAAGACCCCAACTTTGATGACCTCGTGTACGCAGGCCACATCAAGCGCATCACTATCCAAGAGCTCAAGCGTCAAGCTGGAGATCAGTTCACCGAGGAGGAGTACCAAAAGATTGCTTCAAGCGTAAAGAGCCTGTTCACAAACAACCCGGCCAACCTCACGCACTCGTACTACGACAAGCACCTACAGCGCTCCGCTTACGGATACGATGAGTATTTCGTAGAGATTCTTGACTTTGAGTTCTTGTCCGTTGACACCATCTACTTTGAAGAGAAGATGTCACGCCACGGCAACACTGGGTTCTACTACAAGGGCTACGACTACAAGAAGCCAACCCAAAGTGTATACGATAGAGAGGCCCACTGTATGACCAACACCACCTTGTACGGAGGTTGCTACATCTTGGGAACCAACTACATCTACAACTATGGGATGCAGAAGAATATCCCAAAGAACATTCACGACATCACCAAGACAAAGCTGTCGTACTCGGCTGTTGCCACCAACATCCGCAGAATGATTCCTAAGTCTATGGTGTCTAGCGTTATTGGCTTTGCGGATCAGTTGCAACTCACGCACCTTAAGATTCAGCAGTCCATCGCCAAGGCAAAGCCTGACGGACTTATCATTGACATTGAGGGTCTTGAGAACGTACAACTAGGCCGTGGCGGGGAATTACAGCCTCTTGAGATTCAAGACATCTACGAGCAGACTGGTATCTTCTACTACCGCTCCAAGAACCCCGAAGGTGGATTCCAAAATCCTCCGGTTCGCCCGATTGAAAATGCCATCCGAAACATTGAGCAGTTTGTAAATCTTTACAACCACTACCTCCGTATGATTCGTGATGCTACAGGAATCAACGAGGTTATGGACGGCTCTACCCCCAAGGGTGACGCTCTTGTTGGCGTACGTCAGCAGCAGATGATGGCTGGAAACAACGCCATCTACGACATCACAAACGCTGCAACTGTTCTCTACAAGAAGGTTGCCGAGGATATCGTACGCTGTCTGCAGATTATCCCGGAAGAGTCTATCCTCTACAGAATCTATGCTAATGCCATCGGCGAAACGAATATGAGTATCATCTCTTCGTTCAAGGACCTACCGATGTACAACTTTGGAGTTCGTATCGTTTCCAATATGGACGACAACGATAGAGCATACCTAGAGCAGAACATTCAGATTGCATTGTCTAGCGGAGAGATTGACCTCGAAGACGCTATCGCCATCCGCAACTTGAAGGACATTGATCAGGCTGAGAGACTCCTAATCGTACGCAGAAAGAAGCGTGTCAAGTCACGTCAGCAGATGCAACTTGAAAACATCAACGCTCAAGCACAAGCAAACCAGCAGTCGGCTCAGGTTGCTATGCAAAGCGAAATGCAGAAGTCTCAGATAGAAAACGAACTTAAGTTGCAGCAGATTGTGGCTGAGGCTCAGGCCAAAGAAAGACTGCTCAACGTACAGTACAGTTACGAGTTAGAGATTGCCCGCATTAGATCAGGAGCGTCTACGCAGTCTACTGCAATGAGTAGCCAAATGAAGGCCGCTCTTGATAGAGAGAAAGAAGACCGCAAAGACGAGCGTGTAGACCAACAGGCTGTCAAGCAGTCGCAGTTAATCGCACAAAGACAGGGACAGCGTCCGCCACTTGAGGAGGATCAGGACCCATTGATGCAAATTCTTGGCAATCAATAAGTTGGTATATTTGCATTATGGCAGCCAAGATTAACTTAGATACCGCACAGAGAGTAGATATCACTTGTAGAAAAGGTGATACGTTCTCTCTTGAACTAACATTCAATGACCCTGACGGCGATGCTATGGACCTAACGAGCTACACTTGGAAGCTTGATGTTAGAGAGACGGACACTTCAGCGTCTGCTATAATTGAAGACGACTCGTTATCATACACGGGAAGTGCTGAGGGATTGCTTAGAATTACTGCCTCCGCCACGACGATGGAGGAAATAGATGGGGGTATTTACGTATACGACCTACAGAGTAGTGACGCAGGTAACGTCAAGACTTGGCTTTACGGAATCTTCAAAGTAAACGAGGACGTTACGCTATGAGTGATATAACTATAAATAGCGGAGATTCTATCAACGTAAGTGTAGGTCAGCCCACGCTACAAAATACCGTTGTCATACCAAGACCGACCACTTCGGTATCCGTTAAGGGTGTCACTGGCGGCGGAGGCGACGCACACTACTCACACACACAGTCTACTCCTGAGTCAGTATGGGAGGTCACTCACAACCTTGGCAAGAAGCCGTCGGTTATTGTGGTTGATTCTGCTGATACTGTAGTTATGGGGGGGATTGAATATGTAACTCTTAACACTGTACGTTTAACTTTTGTCGGAGCCTTTAGTGGCAAGGCATACTTTAACTAATAACTATGGCTATTCTTTATTTATCGCCTATTAACCTTGGCAAGTTAGAGCTTCAGAACGCTCGAATCCATAACCTTGCCACAGCACCTGGCTCTCCTGTAGCTGGTCAGATTTACTATGACACCGCAGCTAACACGATGTACTTCTGGAACGGAAGTGCGTGGGTTGACATCAAGGGTGACATTCAGCAGGTAGTCGCTGGTTCCGGTCTTACTGGCGGCGGTACTAGTGGAGCTGTTACGCTTGACGTTGGTGCTGGTACCGGTATCACTGTAACCACTGACGCTGTACAGCTTGACCTTGCAAACACCCGCAACGTAGACCACACTGGTCTTGACGTTATCGCAGGTAGCGGTCTGACTGGCGGTGGTGAGCTTACTGGTGACGTAACCCTTAACATCGGTGTAACTGCTAATGCTGGTATTGAACTTCTTGCTAACGCTATTGAGTTCAAGAACTACTCTAACCTTACTCAGTACAACATTCTGATGTGGGGCCCCGGTGGGCAGTTGGAGAACGCTCCGATTATCCGCACGGTAGACCTTGAGAGCAACCCAACCATTACGATTCAGGGTAACCTCATCGTTACTGGAACAACGACGAGCATCAACTCCAACGAGGTTAACATCGGTGACAGCATCATCAGACTCAACTCTGACGAGACTGGAACACCTTCGCAGAACGGTGGTTTCGAGGTTGAGCGTGGTACTGAGACCAACGTAAGCTTCGTATGGGATGAGACGGCTGACCGATTCACCACTGGAACGTCTAAGTTGCACGTAGGTGACGTAGAGTCAATCACTGGTCTTGACAACCAAGACTACTTCTTTATGTACCACAACGCCAGTGGCGAGACTGGTGAGATTAAGAAGTCTGGGTTCGTTGACGTTGCTGAGCTTATGGGTGCGCCTAAGTGGTGGACTCTTGACCCAGCACAGGATACTGTAACCAAGTCTGGTAACGCATACACCATCACGCACACGTTCGCATCTAGAGCTATTGTCGTTCAGATTCTTGACGCTGCTACGTACGAGACTGTAATGGTTGACGTGGCTAGACCAACTAACAGCACCGTGGTGGTTACGTTCGCTTCTGCTGTAACCGATGGCGCATACATTGCAATCTTGTCTGCCGCTAAGATTAACGGAGATAGCACGCTCCCTGAGGCTCCTCAGCAGCTTGGCGAGCCGTGATAATCGATAAATAGTTTACAATGAGGGGAGGCAATAGTCTCCCCTTTCTTTTTCGTACTTTTGCTTATACTATATTAGGCTGGTAAACTATGAAGTTTTTATCTCAGATTAACGTCAACACGGAGTACACCCTGCCGATAGTTGATGGAAGCAACGGACAGGTACTCACGACTGATGGGGACGGCGCCGTTTATTGGGGAAGTGTTAGCGCTGGCGCTACCAATCTTAATGCCCTAACCGATGTAATAATTACATCTCCACAGGTAGACCAGATATTAGCGTACAGGATTCCTTTAGGTGAGAGTATACCAGTATGGATGAACATCACGTCTCCCTATGCTCCGCTTGCGTCTCCCGCACTTACTGGGGTCCCCACAGCCCCAACCGCCTCCACTGCGACCAACTCTACGCAAATCGCAACTACAGCGTTTGTAAAGAATCAGGGATACCTTACCAGCTATACTGAGACTGATACGTTGGCCACCGTTACCACGAGAGGCAACACGACCACTAATACAATTACCGTTGGTGGAGCAACGTCTAACTACCTCCTGCTTGTCGGAGAGTCTAGCCTACTTGACACAAAGGGAATCCTAAAGTGGGGAACCGACCATAATAGCGTAGAGATATACTATGCTGATGGAAAGCATTTCGATGTGGGCCAAGCGCAGATGTGGTACGTTAAGAACGGCCACGAGGCTCCGATAACGAAGGGTACAATTGTTATGGCCACCGGAGCGGTGGGTAACTCTGGAAACATTGAGGTGTCACCACTTATTGCGGACGGTTCCGTTAGTGGCAAGTTTGCTCTTGGTGTTATGATGGATGACGTAGAAGTAGGCGGTTTTGCCTACGCTATGACGGAGGGTACAATTAGAGGTATTGATACATCTATATATACTCTTGGAACTGTATTGTGGGCCGACCCTGCGATTCCGGGAGGCTTTACCAGCACAGAGCCTACAGCGCCTAATCTTAAGTTACCTATTGCCTTTGTAGTTAGTTCGGCTAACAATGGTGCGATTGGCGTTAGAATGTCTCAAGGTCTCGACCTTCACGAGGTTCACGACGTTACCATTAGTTCTGCCAGCAACGGACAGCTTCTTCGCTACAACGGCGGCATATGGGAGAACTGGAGCCCGAACTACCTCACTACTTTCACGGAGACCGACCCAACAGTTCCTGCTCACGTTAAGTCTATTACTGAGACGGAGAAGTCTCAATGGACGGCAGCATACAACGACTCTATCCGCACTGCCGCTGTTACAGGTACGGGCACTAAGACCCTTACTCTTACGCAGCAGGACGGTGGTACGGTGACCGCTACGTGGACTGATTACGATACGGATACTGACGCACAGACACTCACTTGGGAGGCAGAAACTAAGACGCTTGGCATCTCTGGTGGTAACGACATCACCCTTGATGGATTAGCCACTGAGGAGTTTGTTACTGGTCAGGGGTACATCACTGGATACACCGAGTCAGATACGTTAGCTACGGTTACCGCAAGAGGTGCAACTACTTCCGGAGCTATCTATATAAACGGAGACTTGAATTTCACTCCGGCTGACGGAATTGGAATCAATGCAAAAGAGTCAATGATATTCACTATTGACTCCGACAACAATGATACTGGTCGTATATTCCAGTTTAGGGAGGGCTCCGGTAATACTTTGATGGTTATTCAGGAGGCTGGCAATGTCGGCATTGGCACGACTAGCCCAAACTCTAAGCTTGATGTTGTTGCAGCCGATAATGCTATTATATCTGTAAGGCAGTCAAATGCTCCAGGAGCATCTAAGTATGCTCAGATAGTACTTACGCACGGAACCACATATTTTGGAGCAAACGATAAATCGTATCAGCTTGTTTCAAATTCACTGGGTACAGGAGAGGCTGACTTTGCTATTCAATACTGGAACGGTACATCATATAATGAGCGTATGCGTGTCACAAGTGCAGGCAACGTCGGTATTGGTATAACTAGTCCTTCTGAGAAGTTACACGTTGCAGGCTCTATAAAAGCATCTGGTGGGTTATATAGTGATAATGGTGCACTTGCTGGAAATATAGGATTAGGTCAAGTAACGTCTATAACATCTTCATTTGGTTCATACGCAAATCTTCAGTTCACTATGCATAATGGTGGAGGATTTAGCGACATAATGAAGTTGCAGGGTAATGGCAACGTCGGCATTGGTACTACAAGTCCAGCCGATAAACTCCACGTAGAGGGTAACGTAACTTTATCAGATAGTTCGCCTGAAATAACCTTTCAAACTGGAGCAACTCATTACAATTGGCAAATTGCAGCACAAGAAAGTGTTAATGCTGCGTTTGAGATTTCTGTTGGAAGTCAAGACGCCGATGCATCCAACGACACGTGGTCTCCCAAGATGGTTGTGCTTCAGTCTGGAAACGTCGGCATTGGTACTACTAGTCCTTCTTATACGTTACACGTAGCAAGTGCTGATGATTCGGTTGTGCTCATTGAATCAAACGGTACAGATGCCACAGATGACGCACGATTAGAATTAAAGACTACCAATGGAACATTTGCTATACAAAATGACAGAAGCCTAGGTACGAGTGGTGCTTTAACTTTTGCCGGCAATACATCTAATAATCTCGTTATAGACCACAATAGTGGCAATGTAGGTATTGGCACGACAAGTCCAACCACCAAGCTCGATGTAAACGGAGTCATCACCGCAACAGGTGGTACATCTACCAACTGGAACGCTGCATACAACGACAAGATTAACTCTGCTTCATTTAACACCGCAGATGGTGTACTTACGTTAACGCAACAGGATGGGGGCACGGTAACTGTAGACTTAGATGGTAGATACCTCACCTCTGAAACCGACTCACAAAACCTTGAGTGGGACGGAGTAAGTAAGAACCTAACCATCACCAACGGTAACACCGTTACGCTTGATGGTCTGCTTACTAGTGAAGACCTTGCGGCTTATGGATACATCAGTTCTGAATCAGATACGTTGGCTACGGTTACTGGGCGTGGAGCTACTACAACCAACGCTATCACCGTGGGCAACCTTAGAGTTGTTGGAGGCTCCGATACGTTCCAGTTCGCACAGAAGCTTGCTAAGTCTAGCTATGCTGATACTGGGGGTCACACCACGTTAATTGGTTTAGGCTGTGAAAACGCTGCTTGGTCTAGAAGTGCCATCGGTCATACGAGAACAACATCTTATGATGCTGGATATTTAGGTTTTTACGTAAGCAACAACAACGCCGACGCTACCGAACTTCTTCAGTCCGATTTACGGATGATGATTAATCGTGATGGTAATGTCGGAATTGGCACGACTAGTCCTAGTGAGAAGCTACACGTTGTTGGAACAATTTTGTCTGACCAAGGAGAAGCTAGATTTAAGTTTAACTCAACAAGTGGAACAGGACGTGCCTATGATATGATTGGCGGAAATGACGGTAAGTTTTATTTCTACGACAGGACGGCAACATCATATCGATACGTTATTGACGCATCTGGCAACGTCGGCATTGGAACTACAACGCCCGGCTCTAAACTTACAGTGGCGGGTTCTGCTATTGCTATTTCTAACGGATGGACAGGCGCTCACGACATCTTGTTTGTTGGCGGCTCACCTAATAGTACTGGTGGAGCAAGCTCAACTGCTGCAAGAATTAGAAGCACAGCTTCTGCTCCGGGTGGCGCTGCTACAGGTGACCTTATGTTTACTGTAAACAGAGGTGACAGTTTTGTAGACGCTATTTACATTAACCCAGACGGGAATGTGGGTGTTGGTACGACTAGTCCAATAGCCAAACTACATATAAGTAGTTCTGGTACTCCTTTGGCAGCAGCAATTCAAGGCGACAGCAAGCTTGTTGTATCTGGTGTAGACGGCAATATGGACTTGTTGTCATTAGACGACAATAGTACAGTTGCAAACTCTATTGGATTTGGTAGATTCAATTCTTCAACCGGAGCATTAATCCACAAGTTCGGAATTACCGCTTGGGCAAACACTGGCTCAACTGGCTCTAACACTGGTGACAGAATTGCCTTTAACTACGGAACCCTTGCTGATGCTTGGAGTAATTCTGAGTTGATGACAATTAAGTCAAATGGATACGTAGGTATTGGTACAACAAACCCAGCCAACAGACTTCAGATAGGCTCTATCGGAAGTAGTGGATATGGGGGCAATGATATTGTGATGGGCAATGGAACGCAAGTAATGGCGTTCTTTCAGTCATCAACTGCATCTACTTGGTATACCAACAACAACTTTGCCTTAATGCCAGCTGGAGTAGGAGCAATTGGCAACGTAGGCATCGGTACTGATTCTCCATCAACTAGACTGCACGTAAGCGGTGTAATCACAGCCACTGGTGGTAATTCTACTAACTGGAATTCAGCATACTCTTGGGGTAACCACGCTGATGCTGAATACATCAAAGCTAATAGCACTGAACCTCTTACAATCCAAGCAGAAACAGTAACCTTTACAGGTAGTGTAACAGTAGAAGGAACATTCACAGAAAGCTCTTCTATCCGATTTAAGGAGAACATAGAACCGCTTCCACAATCCCTAGAGGCTGTCAACGCTTTAAATCCAGTCTCGTACAACAAGGTTGGTGCAGATGACCGAGAGATTGGTTTGATTGCAGAAGAGGTAGCAGAGCTGTTCCCAGAGGTTGTAACGTACAACGAGGAAGGACAGCCTCAAGGGGTCCAGTATCAACGGTTGTCAGTAATTTTGCTGAAGGCAGTGCAAGAATTGACGGAACGAGTAAACAAGTTAGAAAACAAGTAATATGGCTAATCTTTTAAGTACCAGCATCACTGGAACTCTTAGTACAACTGGATATACTCAGCTATATGCTGGAAATCTTGGAAACTCTCCGAGATTGATATTTGGAAGTGAGACATCTTCTACTGATAAGTCTATATTCTTGGAGTCTTATTATATGGTTTTTCAAGGCCATAACAATGAGGGATTCAAATTTCAAACAACTGATGCTGGAGGTACAGCATACAACAGAGTTACCATTCTTGGTAGTGGCAACGTAGGCATTGGTACGGCGAGTCCTGGAGCTAAACTAACTGTCGGTGATGACAATAGCAATGTAGCTGAATTAAGAGTATTAAGGTCAAACTCTTTATCAAGTACTTATGCTTATATAAAAACAACTGGGGGTACAAGTGAATTTGGCGGAACCGGAGATGCAAGATTGAGAGCAGATGGCTCAAGCATTTTAAGTTTTTATACAAATAGCTCCGAAGCAATGCGCATCACTAGCGCAGGCAACGTCGGAATTGGCACGACGAGTCCAACATCTATGCTACATATTGATGCAGATGCGGTGGGGGATACCACTCAGTTGATGGTGAGCAATAGAAATGCCTCTGGTGGTGCTAGTATTCAAATAGACCGGGGTAGCAACCTAAGGGCATCTCAAATCTTACACACTCTTAGTGGTGCGGCTGGATGGTATCAAGGTGTTCTACGCAGAGGAGGTGGGGTTAATAACAATTTTAGCATTGGTACTGGGGATGACATTAGTTCAACAACACCAGTGTTGCATCTAACGACAAGTGGCAACGTCGGCATTGGGACTACTAGTCCGGCTGTTGCTTTGCACGTTGACGCTTCTGGGGGTGGTATTGTTCGTGTTAGTCGCATTGGTGCAGGAGCAGGCGTTCTTCAGATGGAAGCCGATGGTACAAATGGCACATTGGCTGCAACCAATGCTATGATTTTTAATACCAATTCTTCGGAACGCCTCCGCATCACCAGCGCAGGCGTGGTCGGCATTGGCACTACTAGTCCATCTGGCTTGTTTGAAGTAAAAGGCGATGGAGTGTCATATTTCACAAGAGGCACTAAAAGCATATTGTTAAACCCTAACGTAGTAGGTCAAGATACAAATGCCTTAATAGATACCTCAACGGGTATGGCTTTGGCATTCGGAACTGCCGGTTCAGAGCGGGTGCGTATCACCACAGATGGTACTCTTCAAGTAGGGACAACTTCTCAAACATACAATAATGCAACGTATGGCTATGTGGCTTCTTTCAAAGGAGCAGTATCTAGCCAGGCTTATATATCAGTAGCTCTATCCAATCAAGCATCAACTTCTGAAGGAATGTTGTTTGGATTATCAAGTAGTACTGGGGACATCTATGTTTTAGACAATAAACCTTTAGTATTCTATACTAATGGTAATGAAAAAATGCGTATAACCGCCGCCGGCAACGTCGGCATTGGTACTACGGCTCCTCAATATGCTTTAGACGTAGCTCAAGTTATTCGTTCAAACTATGGCTCATACGAAGGAGGACTGTACCTAGGTAGTACTCCTGCGGGGGTAGCTTATGCTGCAGGAGCTGTAAAAGCTGCACCTTCTCCTAGTTATTCCTACACCGGTAAGCTGTCATTTTATGTGACAACGTGGGGTGTGGGGTCTGACTACGGAATTACCGAGCAGATGTATATTGAAACTTCTGCAGCTGATACAAAAGCGGCTAATATTGTTATGCTCCCTTGGGGTGGCAACGTCGGTATTGGTACTACGAGTCCTGGTGCCAAATTACACGTATCAGATGCAAACTATAGCATATCATCTGGTGATGCGTATAACTTAACAGTCATAACAACAACACCACAAAGCCCTGGACGTGGGGGCACTATAGGTCTTGGTGGTGAAGCAGGTGATGGTGGATTTGTTTATGGTGCAATTCAAGGCGCTAAAGAAAACATAACTTTTGCAAATAAGGCAGGATACTTGGCGTTTTACACTCGTTCAGATGGCTCTAACCCAGGCGAGCGAATGCGAATCACGTCAACTGGCAACGTCGGTATTGGTACGACGAGTCCAACATTTACCTTATCAGTTCAGGGAGTAGCTCAAGCTAGAGGCGGAGTATATGTAACTCAAGCATCTCCTACAAACACTTTGGTTTTAGATGCCGATACTACATCACTACATAAGATTTATACAAACGCTAGTGTAGACCTAAGCTTAGGAACTAATGCTTCTACATCTCAGCTATACTTGAAAAATGGCGGCAACATAGGTATCAACTACACTGCTCCTGATTCATCTCTTCACGTGTCATCGTCTGGAGCGAATGCATACTCTAGTACCATAACTAGACAAACCAATATGAAGGGGATAATCAACACCCTTTCAAATAATGATGACGATATGGTGGGAATTTACTTTGCCACCGGAAGCGCTATAGGAACTCACTGGAGTGGTATTACAGGTTCAAGAAGCCAGAATGCTGTTGACTGGAGTACGCAGCTAAACTTTTATACTCACGACGAAAATACATCAAACCTTAATGATGCCACACAGAAGATGGTCATCAAGGGTAATGGCAACGTCGGCATTGGTACTACGACTCCATCTGGGAAGCTTCACGTATATGGTGGCTCATTTATAACAGACTTAGATGCTACATACCATCAAGGAATACTCAACGAATATGTTTCTGCATATGTAACAAGAACAAAGTTTGGAAGATGGAATACCACTTCAAACCTTGAGATATACTATGATATTGCAGGGACAGAGGAGGCAAGGATAACAAGGAATTATTCTGTAGCTGTTCTTAAGTTCGACAGAGGTGGAACTACTGATATGATTATCAATGGTTCTGGCAACGTCGGCATTGGCACGACGGCGCCAGCGGAAAAATTAGTTGTAAACGCTTCAAGTGGCGCTAATTCAATTATTTATGCAGCAACAGATACGGGTCAAGCTGGCCTTAAACTACTTGCTGGTACTGGCTCAACCAATCGTGCTACCCGCCTTGACTTCTTAAATGGTGTTGCAAGTGGAACTGTTCCAAGGTGGACTTTGATAAATGACTACAATCAAAACGGAACTAATGATTTTCGTTTTGTTAAAGATGACCAAGCGACATCTGTCTTAACGCTTTTACAAAACGGCAACGTCCTTATTGGAACTACATCGGATTCTGGATACAAACTACGAGTTAGCGGTAATTCGTATCAAGATGGAGCTGCTACGTTTGCTACAAGTTTATATGTTGGAACCAATCAAACTATAAATGGTACAACACCTCTAATATTTACTGGTAATGGTAATGGCTCTACATATACGCAAACCGCTATCTATGCTAATCTAAATAACACGAGCGGTAGTACGTCAAATGGTATCTTCATTGAGCGTGGTAGACTAACAGATAGTCCTTCCTCTGAGATTAGACACTTTATTATTGGTTCAAGAGGTGGTGAAATACAATGGCAGATTGATGGTAATGGTAAGACCATACAAAGTGGAGATTTAACTTTACGTGGTGGCAATAGATATATTCTAGGCGATGGTGGAGACTTATATATTGATACTGAAAATGTATCAGGAAGAGATATCTTACTGCAAACGCAAAGCGGTCAAAAAGTAGGAATCAATACCACAGCACCTTCAGAAAAACTTGATGTGTCAGGAAACATCAAGGCTAGCGATACAATCTACGCTCCATCAATCCTTGTAAACAACCACTCCGACAACACTAAGGGATACCGCATCCACACAACAAGCGGAGTCTCCGTTAGTGCGATGTTCACCAACTCATCCAACTACTTGGTTATCGGTGCCGGTGCGTTCGCAAGAATAAACCTCAACAAGGACGTACACATCAACGGTGTATCCCTCGGCGTAGGAAGCATAGCCCCATCGGGAACTGCTGGACGTATTGACGCATCCAACGACATCGTAGCGTTCAACTCTTCAGACGAGCGTCTCAAAGAAAACATCACTCCGATTGAGAACGCACTTGAGAAAGTGAAGTCACTCACTGGTGTTGAGTTTGATTGGAAGCCTGAACACAAGGACGCACACGGACACGAAGGCCACGACACCGGAGTAATCGCTCAGCAGGTGCAAGAGGTTATGCCGACTGCTGTAAGAACTAACGACACTGGGTTCTTGGCTGTACGCTACGAGAAACTGATTGCACTCTTGATTGAGTCAAACAAAGAACTCGCAGCACGTGTTGAACTTTTGGAAGAAAAACTTAAACAATAATGGCACTTCAGTCAGCCGGCGCTATAAGTATCAACGACATCAAGACGGAGTTGGGTTCTGCAAGTGGAAGCTTGAGGACCCTCTCCTCTCTTGCTGGATTCTCAACTCCTGATTCAATGAGTGAGTTCTACGGATTCTCGATGGCAACAGAATTTCAGATATCTGATGTTGGATATGCAGACGCTGAACAATGCTGTGTTGATGGTGCATCGGCTGGAACGCAAGTAGTATATGCCGCTGAGTCTGCGCTTGCGCTAAACGTAACCGTCTACACGAACAATACTCTTGAGGCTGCGTTTGACGGTGTAGATAAGTGGTGGTATTCAGGTGGCTACTCGTACCTAATCAATTCAACAGGAAAGATAACCGATGTGTTTACTTGTTAATCTTTTTGTATATTTGTCTCACTAATTAGTAGAACTATGACTTACTCTTGGGATTGCAGAACGGTTGACACTTATCCTACTCAGGGAGAATTGACCGATGTTGTATACAACGTACACTGGCGCTTGACCGGTGCTGAAGGCGAGCACTCTGCCACCGTTATCGGTACGCAGCACCTCACCGTAGAAACCATCCAGCCTGAAGGGTTCATCCCCTTCGAGTCTCTCACGCACGAGCAAGTGATTGCTTGGGTTGAGGAGGCTATGGGCGAAGACAGAGTAGCCGAACTGAATGCTTCTGTTGATTCGCAAGTGGCTGCACTAATCACCCCTACGTCCGTAACTAAGACCATCGCTCTTCCTGTTGTTGAGCCGGTGGTTACCCCCAGTGAAGGCGAGGGAGAACTCTAATCATTTACTAACTCAAACTTTAATTCACTATGGCACAGATTTCTGAAGCCCAATTAAACAGTGCTCGTGAGATTCGTTCAAAGCAGCAGCAAATCCAAATGGAACTTGGTGCTCTCTACGTAAGCGAGAAAGACCTCGCAGCACGTCAGGAGGCTCTGGTTGCTGAACTCCGCAAGAGCGGTGAGGAGATTCAGTCTCTGATGGCTGAACTTGCCGAAGAGCACGGACACGGAACACTTGACCTTGAGACCGGTGAGTTCACTGCTCAAGAGCAAGAGACTCCCGAACTGAAGGTTGTGAAGTAACACATCCTCTAACATAACGCAAGTTGAGCCCCATCGTGGGGCTTTTCTTTTTGCCTTACTTTTGTAACCAGTTGAAAACCGTTCAGTTAAGCAGATGATACTCACCTACGTAAAAGAAAAGATTATGGGCTTTGCTGCCATCTTTAAGGACGACAACTCTTGGAACGAGAAGACCATCATTGGCTTTATGTCGTTCGCTGTAATGGTTATGGTAATGGTTGCTGACGTTGTGTCTGGCTTTATGGGCAATGACCTAGTAATCAACGAGTTCACCTACAACTCATTCGTGATTATCACGCTAGGTTCATTCGGTATTGCTGGATTAGAGAAGTTCGCAAATAAGAAATAATACACATAGCAGACGTGATGGAAGAGAAAGGTATTAAGAGGGTCGTTAGCATATTTAAATACAGTGACAGCGAGCCTAATGAGGTGTTCACGTCCGTGCTCCACACATTCATCCTCCCTGCTGCACTATACACCGAGATGTTCTCTTCTCCGTGGCTCTGTTTAGCGTCTATGGCTTGTGGTGTCTATCAGGGTTACGCAGTTCTCTGGCACGGTGGTTTGGGTATTCGTGCTAATGCCGTTAAGATTGCCTTCCTCGTTGCCGTAGCTACGGTTCTGAATTACCTTATGGAGGGTATGTTGCACGGTTCGAATATGGGCTGGTTACTGGTTTTGGGTTTCTCTGGATGGAACATTATCCGTGTAGAGAATCAGAAGCACATCGAAGAAATCAAAAAGAAATACTCGTCTAAATAATGGACCTCGCTCAGATTGCCATCACGGTTGTAACGGTACTCGGTAGTGGTGCCGCTTTCCAGTTCTACACCAACAGAATGAAAATGATTGCAGACTCTAAAAAGGATGAGTTGGCAAACAGTGACACCCACCTATATCGTGACGACCTAAAGAACAGAGTACGTAATTTGGAAGAACTGTTGGCCCGCTCTGCGGATGAGAAAGATGAACTCCGTAAAAAGATTTTGGACCTTACTGCTGAGGTTCACACGTTAAGAGTCAAGGTGGACTTCTTGGAGCGTGAGAATCAAGCGCTAAAGATGCGCAAATAATGGAAAACAGAATCAAGAACCTCATTAAGAAGCACGGACTCGCTGGTGTAAACAAAGCCAAGGCTACTCCGTCGCACCCTAAGAAGTCGCACATCGTGCTAGCTAAGGAGGGCAGCAGAACCAAACTGATTAGATTCGGGGAGAAGGGGGCCGACACCGTAACTGAGAGCAACCCAACCGGAGCCAGAGCTAAGAAGCGTGCTAGCTTCAAGGCACGTCACGCTAAGAATATCGCTAAGGGTAAGATGAGCGCGGCGTATTGGGCTGACCGTGTAAAATGGTAACTAACTGATTTCTATATTTGTACAAAGTTTCACAATTATGAAAGCTAGAAAATACGCCCAAGGAGGCAAGACGGACCCCAAGAAGCAAGAAGAGCGTCCTAAGGTAGAGAAGGCAGTTGTTAAGCCTAAGGAGCAATCAATGACTTACCAGCCTAAACGTATTACGAAATTATCAGAGTCTGGTGCTAGCGTTGATTTATCGGTAAATGGTAAGAAACAATCGACTATGAACTCTGGAGAACTTTCCGCTTGGTTGAAGAATCCAGAAAACAGACATATGTATGGAAAGTATCGGGAAGAGACTCACGCTGCTAACTCTGCCAACCCTAAAGCTTCTAAACAATTAGGTCCAAATCCGAAAAGTCTCCGGGACCCCTTTAAGACTGTGAAGACTAATGCTTATTCACATCTAAAGCCAAAGACGTACGCTAATGGGGGACCAATTACTCCCGACCCCAGAAAGAAAGACAAGGAGCTTGAAAAGAAGCAGGTGTCTGCATACGAAGAGAATAGAAAGAAGAAGCAGGAAGAGCAGGTCGAGAAGGCTAACTCAAATCGCCGTAAAACGGAAATCGACAAGAGGAAGCGTATGGAGGCTAATCCAGAGCAGTACAATAGAGCTTTAGGTGTTCCTGCATTCTACAAGCCAGTCGGTGGTGGAACTGTTGGAGTATCTACGGCCGAATACAGAAAGCCTAACAAGTAATCTCGATAGGCATAAAATAAAGAAGGGGGCGCTAGCCCCCTTTCTTATTCTTGGAAGATGCTGATTCGCTTGAAATCAAAACCACTGAATGTCATAACGGTCCATTGGTCCACGTAGCGCTTAGTGATAAGCAGTCCAGACTTGTCAATTCGAATGAATCGACGACGGTTTAGTTTGTTGATTACCTTCTTCAGTTCCTTGTACTGGTCATCCTTTACTTCGAAGTAATCAAACGATGTTCCGTCAGAACTTAAGCAAGTCTCTACGGTGTAGTTGAATCCTTGGATGAAGCGAGGAGGTTCTTGAGCGAAGAGTCCTAGAGACAGGACTAATAACAGTGATGCAATTGATGTTTTCATAAGAATTAGTTTGTTATTTGATTCAAATATACGAAATAGTTTTCAATTCTGCAAACTTTAGTGAGAACAAGACTTGATAATTTTGTAAAGAACTTTAATTCAACTCATTATGGCAGACGGAATTTCCAACTTGGAAGACCTCGTAAGGGATATGGGACTCAATATCGTGGACCAGCCCGGAGAAGACTTTCAAGATAATCAGTCAGTAAATCCGCAGATTGTTGATTCACCTGACGCAATACAAAACAGTGACGCTACCACTGAAGAAGCTAGCGAAAGTTCTTTAGCTGACGAGACAGCGCAAATCGAGGAGCCAACTGTTGAGACACCCAGTGAGCCCGTATCCGATGACAACTCAACTGATGAGTCTGATGATAATAGATATGTGTACCGCCAGCAAGACACGGACGATGTAGAGTCGTCCACCGACGAACCAACGGAGGAGGAAGTCCAATCGTTTGTCAATGAATACCTGCAGGAGCAGTTAGGACTTGACCTCGAGGACATCCTATACCGTATCAATACACCAGCGTCGATTGATGAACGGCTAGAGCCGATTCTGAGATTCGTTCAAGAAACTGGGCGCGACCCACAGGACTGGTTCCTGTACCAATCACTGAATCCGTCCGAAATGGATGACCTATCGGTGGTTAAGCTCCAGATGCAGAACGATTACCCCGACTTGTCTAGTGAGGAGGTTAATATGCTTGTATCGGCGAAATACAAGACTGATTCCGAATTTATAGACGAGAAGGAGCAGAAGATGGCAAGCCTTCAGCTTAAGATTGACGCGGGTAACGCTAGAAAGCAGATTGATTCACTCAGAAGCTCATACCTGAAACCAGTCGAAAGGACTGCTCAGGAAGAGACTAAGGCTGAATCGTTTGTTGACGAGCAATGGTTGTCAGAGATGGAACAAGAAGTTGACGCTCTGGATGGAATTGACTTCGAACTCCCTGGAGAGAAGTTGTTTACGTTCGGAATCAACGACAAGTACCGCGAGACAATCAAAAGCAAAAACGCTAATCTGGAGAGTTACTTCGACCAGTACGTTGACCGCGGCGGTAAATGGAACCACGAACTGTTCAGTATGCATCGCACCGTAGTTGATAACATAGACGAAATTGTCAAAGCAGTTTATCAGCAGGGTATGAGCGACGGACAGAGACGGGTTGTAGAGACGGCAGCAAACGTGAAGGTGAATACACCTAACGTAGGTAACGTACAGCCAGGTAACAATGTAGAGGAGCAGCTTCGCCAAATCATCGGAGAGTCTGACTCGATGATGAGATTCCGATTTTAACGTCTAACGCCTAAAAACTAAAAGAAAATGGCAAATATGACTTCCGCAACTCAGGGAACTTTCTTCTCTGGTGCAAACGCTATCAAGCGTCTCGACCCCGCCAAGTACGTCGCTTTGGGTGACTACTTCAACGAGGTTAACAAGCCCGACAACCGCGACGCCCTCGTTAAGGCTTTCGGTGCTCAGGGTATCACTGGCTTCCTGCAGATGGTAGGTGCTGTAAAGAGCGCTGGAACTGCTGACCAAGTTCAGTGGTGGGAAGAGGTTCGCCTCCACCAAACCCAGAAGGCTGTATTGGCCGCTGACACGACCGCTGGTAAGACTATGGTTATCGCCTTCGGTGCTCAGGCTCCCGTTGTTCGCGTTAACGACGTAGTTCTGTTGAGCGGCAAGGAGCGCGCTATCGTTACCGCCATCACTGGTACTACCTCTTTCACGGTAGCTAACCTCGAGGACGCTCCCCTCAGCCAAATCGTTGCTGGTACTTACGAGTTCCCAATCATCGGTAACCTTTACGGACAAGGCACTGACCAACCGACCGAGTACCTCGAGTCGAACGTTGTTAAGCGCACGAACCCATATATGATTGTTAAGGAAATCTTCAAGGTGACTGGCTCACAAGCTACGAACCTCGGATGGATTGACCTTGGCAATGGTGACTACCGTTGGTTTATGAAGGGTGAGGCCGACACGCGTCAGCGCTTCCTCGACAAGCGTGAGATGATGATGTTGCTGGGCCAGAAGGTTACCAACACTGCTAACGTTTCTGTAGAAGGTTCTGAAGGTTACTTCGCCGCTATCGAGAATCGTGGTTTGGTTACCAACGGTTACATCACTGAGTTGTCTGACCTTGACCTTATCATCAAGGAGCTTGACAAGCAGGGTGCTTCTCCCGAGTACGCTCTGTACGTTGACCGCACGCAGGACCTGTTGCTTGACGACTTGGTTGCTAAGGGTAACGCTGGTTCATTGACTGCTGGTGTTGCTACGCAATACGGAGCCTTCAACAACAGCGCTGATATGGCTATCAAGCTTGGCTTCAAATCATTCGGACGTGGTGGTTACACTTTCCACAAGCACGACTGGAAGCTTCTGAACGACCCCACCTTGTTGGCTGGTGCTAACTTCGCTGGTGTTGCTATTCCGATGGCTACTGTAGTTGACCCCAAGTCGGGCGACCGCAACCCATCACTCGAAATCAACTACAAAGCAACTAACGGTGTTAGCCGTGAGATGCACCACTGGTTGACCGGTTCATTTATGGGAGCTTCGAACGACACCAAAGACTTGGTTCAGTTCAACTACCTTTCTGAAATCGCTCTTGTAACGCGCGGCGCTAACCGCCACGTGCTTCTCAAGAAGGCCTAATCATTAGGTTAAGGGACGGGGGGTCTTCGGGCCCCCCTAGCCCTTTCTTTTTTAATCGTTAATTCTATTCAATATGGCACGTCCAGCAATCCGCAGAGAGGAAGCTATCCTTGACGCACCCGAAACACACGTATCCACCCCTGCACCCGTGGCAGCTTCATTCCGACCTAAGCGTCAGATTGAGAAGCAGAAAGAGGGCAGAAAACAAAAGGTCTACTCCGTAATCTCTGGAGGAGGCATCTGGTTCAAGCTGAACCAAAACAACATTACCATCTACGACGCTGAGAAAGACACCGTGAGGGCAATTCGTTATTGCGCTAATGAGCCGTCAATCTACACTGATGAGCAGTCAGTCAACGCTATGCGTGAGCACATCGTGTTTCGTGATGGATATATAGCAGTTGCAGTAAACAAGCCTAACCTTCAGGATTACCTCGACGCGCACCCCGACAACAAGAAGAACGGAGGTAACGTATTCTTCGAGGTAGACTCGTCACGTAAGGCCGAGGAGGATTTGGATAGAGAGTTCCTGCTTCACGATGCCATCTCATTGGTTCGTGACAAGGCAATCGATGAACTGCTATCTGTCGCTATGTACCTCGGAATCAACATCGAGCAGAAGAACCAGGAGATTCGACGTGAGCTCCTCGTGGAGGCCAAGGCTAACCCTAAGGTATTCATTGAGATGTTCGACAATCCAATCGTAAAGATTCGCTCTGCCGTTAAGCAGGCGGTTGACTTCCAGATTCTGCGTGAGCGTCCAGACGGAATCTACTGGTACGATACCAACCGACTCATCATCGCATCTCCGGCAGGTCAGGAGCCAATTGATGTCCTGAGTCGTTACTGTATGACAGAGAAGGGTGCGCCCATCTACGACGAACTGATAAACAGACTCGAGCACTTGGCATAATCTAACTGCTTGACTAACAGAGGGGCTACGAGAGTGGCCCCTTTTTTATTGGTATATTTGCACATAAAGTAACCTATAATGGCTAGCGTCTATACAGTATATTCTACTTTGAAGGATTTGGCGAACAAAGACGAGCGCGGATTCGTCACACCGTCAACCTTCAACGCATTTGCTGCGCTGGCTCAGCAGAATGTATTCAATAGCTTGTTCTCTAAGAATATGCTGTCGTCTACTTCCAAGAGCAGAGGTCTTGACGGTCATAGAGATATGGCCCTAAGCAAGCAGTTAAGAGAGGACCTAGCGTTCTTCTCTAAGGAGTCCACTATCTCTCAGGTAGACGGAACATTCGCAAAGCCAGCTGATTTGGCTAGAATTATCGCCGCTAAGACGTTCGGTACGTTCATCTTGGGTCAGACCACCTCTATTCCAATTGACCTCATCTACGACGAGCTTAAGGCGGAATACATATTCAGAAGCACGCTGTCTCGTCCAACCGAGAATAACCCTATCGCCGTAGTATCTGACAGCATCACTGTTTACCCAACCAACGTAAAGAAGATTAAGCTCAAGTATTACAAGCAGCCATCTGGAATCAATCCCACGACTAAGGCTCGTGTTGTGTCACTTCCTAAGTTTGGCTACACTGTTGTGAGCAATAAGGAGGTGTACGATGCGGCAACTAGCGTTGACTTCGAGCTTCCAGAGCACTACACTCCGCAGCTTATTGTTGAGTTGGCTAAGATGATTGGTGTAAACATTAAAGACAGCGACATCTTCTCGTATGCGTCGTCTGAACAAACTAAGCAGTAAGGATGGCTAGGAATCTAATCACAATCGACGAGGTAGTAAATGACTTCATCCTCACCGTGGGGCAGGACGACTTCGCATCTGACGCTACGGATACGCTCGTTCGTAACCTAGCCCTTCGTGGACTCCGCGAGTTCGGGTTTGATATGCTTAAGGTTGTCAAGAGCATCAAGCTTCCTGTGAATCAGGCGCTAAGAACTGTGGACCTCCCAGACGATTACGTTGACATCGTGAAGATTGGATACGTAGGAACTGATGGACTCGTTTACATATTCGGGCACAATAAGAACATCAACTACTCACAGGTTTATGTCAAGGACGCTAACGGCCTACCCATTGACACGGACGGTGACGGCGTATACGACAGACAGGACGACAAGGGAACAATCGAGCTCACCCAGTCAGTGAAGGGTTACGACCAATACATCTTCAGGAACTTCCTGTACGACAACTCATACGGTGCGGTATACGGACTCGGTGGAGGTCACTACAACGGTGAGTACAGAATGAACCACGAGCAGAACAGAATCGAGCTTTCAATAGGGAGCAACATCGACTATGTGGTGATTGAGTACGTGGCTGACGAAGCACGTAGCGCTAACCCACTGGTACATATCTATGCAGAGCCTGCCCTGCGCTCATATATCTACTACCGTCTGATAGAGCGCAAAAACACGGTCCCTCTCGGGGAGAAATCCAGAGCCAGACAGGAATACTACAACGAAAGAAGACTTGCGAACGCTAGACTGAAGAGCTTCAACAAAGATGAGGCACTCAAGACTATCCGCAAGAATTTCAAGCAATCCCCAAAAATGTAATGAAGAACTGCAACAAATGCAATACAGTAAAACCTCTAGAAGGTTTTAATAAGCACCCACGGACTTCCGATGGTGTTGATACTGTTTGCAAAATGTGCAAGAAAGATTACGCTAAAAGCTACAGGGTTAAAAATCCAGATAAAGTAAAGAACAACAATCGTAGATTTAGAGAAAAGTATCTTAGTGAAACAAATGGGTATGCAGTATACTATCTTCCTGAAGAGCACTATGTTGGATTTACAAACAATATAAGAACAAGAATGATTGACCATAGAAAAAAGAATAAGTCTACTATCGGTTATGAAGTATTATGCATCTGTGAAAGCCCCATAGATGCTCACCTGTACGAAACTATGTTTCATCAACGGGGATACAATGGGTTTCAACATAAATACTAAGGCCGATGCCAATAGACAAGCTAACTCCTCGTTATCTGAATAAGGACGACGACTTCTTGATTGTGAAGTCTGTCGAGATGGTCGACGCGTTGAATGTTCACGTTGGTAATAACGAAGATGGTAACTCTGACGTATTGAAGAACAGCCGTGGTAACTCAGCAATTAGCATCGCCATTGGTTCTGAACTGCCAGCTGGTAGCAATATCGTTGTTGGGTCTGGACTTAACGTAGAGAAGAGCGAGATTGTCTTCGCTGTGTACAACTCTAATGGAAGCCACAGCCTGTATCATTACGCAACGTCAACTGACCAAGTAAGGCTTGTATATAGAGATTCCGTATTAGGTTTCACTCCTATGTGTTTCGTTAAGTTTGACTTTATAGTCAAGGAGAACGGAGATACTATAACTTACTTCACTGACGGGATTACTGACCCAAAGAAAATTAACATAACTAAAGCGTTACTCGGGACCGGTTACCCATACAAGTCTGCTGGAGTGTACAACTACACGGACGAGGAGAAGCTTGTATGTATTACCACCGCTAAGCAGCCACCACTGGCTCCTCCGACCGTTGCGTTCACTTCAGTTCCGAACGAAGACAACTTTGTTTACGATGAGTTCTTTCAGTTCGCGTACCAGTATGTATACGAGGATGGTGAGGTTTCCGCTATATCTCCGTATAGTGATATTGCAGTCAATGCATATCAACTTCTTGACGGATTTGTGTCTGATGCCACTAAGGATATCCTTAACGCAATCAATGTAACAGTTAACCATAGTCGTGCTGACGTATCTAAGATTAGACTACTTGCTCGCTCTGCTGACGTTACTGGCTTCTTTGTTGCTGATGAGATAGATAACCTTCGCACATCTACGACTGAAACCATAACGTTCACTAACAGTAAACTTCGCTCATACATCGCTCAGGCCGAGCAAAACAAGATGTATGACAATGTGCCGCAGAAAGCTAACTCACAGGCTATATCTGGCAATAGACTCGTTTACGGTGGATACACTGAGTTCTACGATAACGTGGACCCAAGCGTAACAATAACAGAGCTTAATAACGAGAAGGGACAGTCTGTATATATCAGCGTAAACCCTACAACCGCATCTACTGTATACTACAATCCGTCAGGAAGTGTAATCACTTCTAAGTTCAACGTCGTAGTTGGCGACACTATAAACTCTACCTCGTTCCCAAGTGAGGTGTTTATGGATTTTCAGCTTTCTTCATTGATTAGCATACTTCCTGGAAGTGAGGGAGCTATCGACTTTACTGACGATGACGCTGCGACTGACATTTCGCTTGGAGATATAAAGCTCGATATCACGAAACAGTTCACCCTGCCTGCGTACGATGGACTAACCACTGGAAGCCCTGATGTGTATGCGGTATTTATAAACAACATCATCGGCAACTACACTGTGCCTATCACGGAAGGTGAGGCTACGCTGCAACCTTCTGGATGGGTTCATAACTTGAAGGGGAATGCAACTATAAACATATCTCTTGACGCTGTTAACTACGGTACGACTCAGATTTCTTTTTTGGTGAAAGTTACAGCCGTGAGCATAGAGACCACAAGTGGATACGATGTGGCCACCGGAGCTCCTATGAGCTCATCAGAATTCATATCGTTGACGCTTGACCCAACGTTGCTTGCTACGGCATACACCACTCGCTTCCTTCAGTTTAGAGCCTACAAGAACTACAACTCTAGACAATACTACACTCCGTCGGACAGAACATTCAAGGCTGGACAGCAGCACAAGTTCGGAATCGTATACTACGACAAGTTCAACAGAAGCGGTGCTGTTAACGAGATTGGAGCCAAGGAGATTTCTTGGTACTCTCAACGTCCAGCTGACGGACGCGGCCCTGCCTCTTTGCAGTTCAGACTCAGCCACAATCCGCCGAGCTGGGCTAGGAAGTGGCAACTGCTCTACTCCCCATTCACGTCTTACAACTACTGCCTTCAGCATAGCGTGAGCGAGGCGTTCGCGGCAGACAAGGATGATACCATCTACGTATCTATGAATACCCTCGAGGGTAAGTCGTACTCATACATAGACTTCAAGAACGCTAAAGTCGAGTATGTATTCGGAGAGGGAGACAAGGTAAGGCTAGTTAAGTATGAGACTGGAACACTTCCTGGTGGTGACAATGTCTACGTTGATTACGAGTTTGACGTTGTTGGATACGAATACTACAATGCCGCAGATTTCCCTGTTACAACAACAGTTAGTGACGACAGGAAGAGTGGATGGTTCTTGAAACTGAAGAATAACGCCGACGCTGGAGGGTTTACTAAGACTGAGGTCATTGGAGATACTGACCTGTGGAATAAGAACACCGTTGTTGAGATTTACAGACCGATAAAGCAGGCCGACATAAACATATACAGAGAGATATCTGAAGTATACGATGTCGTGAACGTTTCAGGTACATACAGACACAAAGGAGACAGAGACTACTCGTACACTTGGGCGTCTGGGACTTCCAATATAACCGTAAACAACGGATTCGCTACCACGTCACTTGACATCAGAACAGGTGACCTCATAACTATTAGTATTACCATATTAGGTATTCTTACATCTTATGAAGTTAGAGTCGGAACTATTAAGAGAGTTGGTGCCGGAGTAACATTCTCTGTTGCTAATGCTAACGTAGTTGGACAGCTTGGAACATCAGTACCGCCTAACGGAGGATACTCTCTGGCTAATATATCTAACTTGACTCAAGCAGTTATCGAAACGTTTAACGGAGATGTATACTACAGGCTCCGCCAAATGAACGTGGTGACTTCATACACGAGCACTCCTCTTATGACCACAACGTTCGAGGATACATTCGTGGAGGATAATTCGATTACTGACTTTGCGGACTCTAAGTTCACTAGCTTAGGTCGTCCCAACGCACCAGCACCAACTGCTGGACAGGTGTATCGAAAATCAACAATCACGTATTCAGAGCCTTACGTTCTGGACTCTCAGGTATTGTCACTATCATCATTCAATCTAGCTCAGGCTAACTTCGTTGACTTCTCGCCTGTTTATGGTGGCATACAGTACATCGTGGATGGTGGTGACTCAATCACGGTACTTCAGGAGCGTAAGTGTTCAGTTGCACCAATCAATAGAAACCTCATTGAGTACATCGGTGGAGGAGCAGGAGTGACCGTATCTACAAACTTCATCGGAGCCCAGAGCTTCTACGCTGGAGATTACGGAGTAGGCAAGCACCCTGAGTCTGTTGTGAACTTCTTCGGTAGAGTATACTTCGCTGACGTTAACACTGGCAAAGTAATTAGGCTCGGTCCAGATGGAATCACTCCGATTAGCGAAGAGGGTGTTGACTCATACATTCAGACTAAGCTAGCAGACGCTATCAAGATTGGAGATAGCAACTTCAAGTTCGTAGGAGCTATGGACCCTGAGCGTGGTGAGTACATCATATCGTTCCAGAAGAGATTATCTCCTGGCACCTACTCAGATGAAACAATAGCTTTCGATGTCAAAGGTGGGGTTTGGAGAACTAGATACTCATTCATACCAGAGTCTGGCATATACGTAGACAACGTAATGATTACGTTCAAGAACGGAGCTGCCTGGGAGCACACCGATGCATCGACCAGAAACACGTTCTACGGAAACGCTGGAGTCAGTCAGGTGAAGGTTGTATCGTCTCAGAATAACTCTATGGTCAAGGTATACGAGGCAATAAGCATCGAAGGTGACGCTGCGTGGAACTTTTCTGTGGAGACGAAGGAGCAGTCAACTGATACTGTAACATCTATGGACAAGCGAGAGGGAGCATACTATTCTAGTGTTCCTACCGCGATATCGTCCACCTCTAATATCGTCCCGCTCGGAAAGGTTTCATCTGTGGTTGCCATAACTGGCGGATACAGAGTTACGTTCTCGTCTGATGTTTACAATCTATCGTTCCCGCTTAACGGTACGATAAGTGTGAGCACAGGTGGCGGAAACTTTGGAAGTGTAACAACTGCCATATCATCTATATCTGATAGAAACGTTATAGATTTCGTTGGCTCATACGTTCCAGTGGTTGGCACGGTGATAGCAGTCAACTCAAACTCATTCATCGATGGGGACAAGATTAGAGGTCCTTACGCGATGTTTACTTTCACAAACACTTCGACTAGTCCTGTCGAGGCATACGCATTTAACGCTTACTTTAATCGTTCTATGCTTCACAATGAATTAGTTAACTAATAGGTATCTTTGTATTATGAAGTCCAAGAAGTCATACAAGAAATACGCTGGAGGAGGAATAGGTCCAACCGCAGCAATTGGTGCTGGCTTACAAGCAGCCGCTGGAATCGGTCAACTGGCCTACGGTATCGCCGCCAATAAGAAGGCTAACAAAGAGCTTGAGCGTGTAAAGGCTTCGGCTCCTTCACTCGATACTCCGTCTGAATACTACAAGGCATACAAAGAGTCTTACGACCAGAACATTATGAATCGCCAAATGGAGAACGTCAATCGTGCTCTTTCTGGAGGTACTCAGGCTCTCGGTGCGGCAGGCGGTCGTGCGCTTCTCGGTGGACTTGGTGCACTAACTGAAGGTGCAGCTCAACAACAGCAGAGCTTGGCCGATATGCAACAACAGCGTCAGA